GTATGACAGGACTTGCCAGCTCAAAGATTGGCAAACAGTGGCATTGTAATAATTGTAATAGTGATTTTTAACGTAAAGAGAAGCGGCAGTTTGTCGCTTCTTTTTTTTGCAATTATATTAACCCATAACAATCCCTCAAATATTATGGGCACATTTTTGACTATACTTTACCTGTTATTCATATAAGGTCTGAATAGCAGGGAGGATGGGTAGTCGATGAAGATGCGCTCTGTTAAGAAGATTACTCTGTATTACCAGTATATCCTTCACTATCATAAAATGATATCAGAAGCGTGTCCTGCTGATTGGGACATGAAAATAAAATCGTTATTTTCTTGCATTATATATTTTCAAACCATTGCCGTTTATCGTCACCGATTCCGTTTTGGTTATATAACACTTTCCGTTCCAGCATAGCGGAATTGCAGACCGCCAATACTCCTCTAGGTATTTTAGAACCCCTATGTTAATATAGCTTGTAGCAACACCATATTCGTTGCATCCTTACTATAAAGTAGGCCGCTTATGAAATAGGAATAAGCGTGACTCTATGTTTTATGAGCCAACCAAAGTTCTTAATAAATGCGCCGACGCCAAACCCTGCTAATAAAGGTTTAAGTACACCGGCTGTAGAAATGATTTGATTTAAGATTTCAATGATAGATTGTCCACCGCTAATGAAACCTTTGACGAAATCAGTGTTGATCGCAGTCGCAGATAATTCTTGGAAACTTGCAGAGAGCTGCTGCATTCTGCCCTGAATAGAATCCATCCAACGAGCATTTTCTTCTGCCGCAGAGCCTTGACTATGTAACGAAGTTTCTACAGCTTTCGCGCCGACAGACATATTCTGCATAATCGCAGTCAATGTATTGGCTTGTGTTGCACCGGCAAGCATGGTGGTAATATTCGCTTGCTCAACCGAATCTAAGCTACCCCATGCTTGAGAAAGGTCGGTTAAAATATCATACGTTGATCTAAATTGTCCGTTAGAATCAAAAATGTTAACCTTGCCATGGGTTTGATTCAACAATTGAGTTTGCAGTTTCGTGATAGACTCTACTGCACCATCGGATTCTTCGCCCAGTTCTTCAAGTTCACCCTTCGTATTGCGAATACGCAAAGAAATAGTCTTTAATCCGTTACCAACTTTTTCCGGGTTTTGCACCGTTTCGTTGGCGGCTACGACCAAACCTAACGATTGGTCAATAGTATTTCCTGCTGTTGCTAATGCGCTTGCGCTTCGCAGTAAAGCATCGCCTAAACCGCTCGAACTGGTTGCAGTAGTATTGCCGACAGCATTGAACTTGTCTAACAGAGTCATAACATTCGATGCTTCATAACCATATGCTTTCATAGAAGAAATCATAGATTGGGTTGCATCAGTGATATTGTCATACTCCGAGACATTCATGTACATGTTGGCTGCCTTCGCTAAGTCACCTGATTCTTGTAGTCCATAACCAGAACGTGACCATTCAGCCGCAGATTGTACAACATCAGAGATTTTGGCACCAACAGCTTGTGCGGTATTTGCAGCTCCTTGAATGAAGTTTGCATAATCCTGTTGTGAACCATTCGTAGTCTTTTTAAGTTCTGTTAATGCAGTATCTAATTCAACTACATTAGATACCATCATCTTAAACCCATCTATAACATGGGTAAACATGACACTGGTACTTAAATAAAGACCAAGTTCTTTAGCTTTGCCTATTAAAGCACTAAAAGCGGATTGTCCAGCAAAGCCCATTTCGTGAGCAGAAGTAACTAATCCTTCATATCTACTTTTAAGGTCATTTAACCCATTGACGTCAACCTTGTTTCGATCTAATTGACCTAATTCTTGTAATAGGCCGGAAAACCCACTCATTTGTTTTGTTTTGGGATTATCTGCTTGAAAGCGACGCATTTTGTTATAGAGAGTATCTATCTGTTTATTGTACTGCTCTAATGACATCCGTGATTTTGAATCTGGCGTCAACTGCTTTTTCCACAAAGCGGCTTGTTTATCAAACCTCGTAAACGCAGCCCCAACACGCGCCACATCTTCGCCCGTAACAACTGCTTGCCCACGAACCTTTTGTAATATGCTTTCTAATTGACTTAACTCACTAATAGCAGTTTGTTGTAGCCCACCTGGAAGAGTAGAAGAAAGAGTTCCTTCCTTTCCCCACAATGCTTTTAGGTTTTTGAGTTTTTGTTCATAGTTATCAATTTGTTTCGTAAAAGTAGGGAGAGAACCTAATGAACTGCTGTCTAAAACGAACATCTTTTGTCCGTCTATTTCTTTAAGGGTATAAAATAATTTTGCAACCGATTTCTGAGACGACTCAGCTTCAGCGCCTACATTTTTAATACCAAAAGCAAAACGAGTAATATTACCATCAGTGTCTCTCTTGACATTATAACCGGCACCAACCTTGGCTGATTTACCCGCTGCTTGTAATTTTTGTTCAAGGCGTTTGCGTTCTGCACCAATATCAGTGAATGATGTATTAAATTTAACCCCTTGAAAAGTTTTTTCAAGTTTCTTTTTTGTTTGTTGCGCTTGTCCTACAAGCACCTTATTGAGAGCAGCCGAACTCCTAGAAGTATTCGTTCCACCAATTTTTGCATCAACATTAAGTGTAAGTTTCTTTTTGGCGTATTTGTTAATGAGTTTCTGAATTTTTTTTGACGCAGGTTTAGTATCAGCGTCAACAAGAACTTTAATTTTGTTTTTAGGTTTTAGAGTTTTAAGTTCACTTAATACTTTCTGCTTGCTTGCAGGGTCTAGGGCAACGCCTACTTTGACTTGTAATTTATCATCCATCCGCGATCACCCCACACTCTTATAAGCGGAATCCTTTTGCTGCGAAATTTGTAAGTAACTCTTTTCTTAATTCATTATTTGCGTCTGCTTGCACTTTGGCAATAACTGGAAAAGCAGGGTCTTTAGTACGAGTTCTTAAATTATAACGATGCCCATATTCATACAAGTAAGCTAAACTTCCCGGAATAACCTTATATTTGGCTGGATTAACAATTGATTGATGCGGAGATGCTGTAGGAATAACTGTGCCAATATATCCTAAACCAGTAGAAGATACCGCCATAGAGTATCCAGCACGGCTAACTAATTGATGATGAGTAATAGAACTTGGCTTCATGGTGACATATGATCTTATAGCAGCCTTTTGTGCGAACTTTGTAGTATTTGTAATTGACGTTTTTATGGCGGCTTTTGCGCGTCTTTCGACCTCTCCCCATGTTACAAGCACAACTATCAGCCCTTAATTAAGGGATGTTTGTCTTCGCTTAAATTATCTGCCAACCATTCCGGCAGATTGTCAACATTCAACATTGCTTGAGAAATCATGTTGATATCGTCCATAATCTCTGTAATATGTTGTTTCGACCGCTGACGATATTCGCGTTGCTCAACTACAGCATCTAATGCTGCGCGTAAATCTAACAACTGATCTGCTGATACAATATCAATCACAGCATCCCATATCTCGCTGTAACAATACGCATAAGCATCATCAAGACTCTCCGGCAAATCAATATCCGTGTAAGCGTGAATAATCACATATCTCCAAAGATATTCTGCCATAACAAAACGAAAGCCACCTTCGCTGTCGTACCACATAGATAAGACATCTTCGTATATATCGTTGACCGAAGAGATAGGTAACAACTTTGCAACCTCAAACTCTAAGGTACGACCTTGTATATTTACTGATGCACGTTCTGTAGTATATACATCGTCAACAGGCAATACTTCCATCAACTTACTTGTTTCGATCATTTATGTTCCATCCTTTTCTTTCGTTCTAGTCTGCGCTCTTTGCGCTTTTGTATGAGAGTATCGTAAGATATCCAACCGCCGTCTGTTTTAGAATACGAAATCCATTGATAATCTACATCTGGAAACGTATACCAAAACAACTTACGTTTTAATAATGCTGTTGCATCTGCCATACCCTTGATATCAATTACTGACACATGACCATCTTGGTATGTGATTACAAAATCAGCGACATAATTTATAGCTCTAACTAATTTATCCTCACGGCGGAAAGCGGGTTGTAAGACATACTTAACTTGTCTTTCAACAGATACCAATTCACCTGATTCTAATTTGGGTTTCAAATAATCCCGCATAAACTTCATCTCGACGGCTGAATCGTATACGATGCCATCATATGTACGTTTGCTAACATCAGAAGACACGTTAAATTTCGATGGCACCAAATTCACTCCTTAAATTCGCTGAAAAAAGGGGAAACATTACGTTCCCCCTTTATCCTTAATTCAAATGCTGACGAGCATATATCATAAAGCATTCGGGGCTACAAACATAATTTTTCCAAAAGAAAACAATTTCCTTCGGGCATGTATCACACACTTCATACTTTGTCCCACATACTTCACATGTTTTAATTGTCATCACTTTTTCGCTTCGCTTTTAGCAGCCGCATAAATATCAGTAATTGATTTCTGAACCGCTGGCGTAAACTTTATCATCTCATCTTTAGTGAGATGCAGTCTATGCAGCGATTGCGCGGCCTGTTTTGAATCTTTAGTACAAATATGCTCAGACAATATTGTAAACACTTGATAATGCTCGACCGAACAAACTAGCGTGCGCCACGGTGCAAAAGTTCGCACTTCTTCACATGAGGGACATACTTTATATTTTTTCCCGCAAATTTTACAGATGCGCGTAGTCATATTACTTGCTGTCCGGAACTACAACGTAGCAAAGCTCCTGACCCTCAGAGCAATAGTCAACAAGTGCCTCGACAGAGAATGCGTGCTTGCCATCAGAAGTTAAGTTGATGGTAGCATTGTTGTCAAGGGCAGCATTCGGGAATACTAAGAAACCATAATACTGAGTCATCTGATCGCACTTATCGCAGAACAGAATTTCAATGCGGAACTCGCCAGCAGCGGTAAAGCTATCGGTCTTGTTGGCAATACGAACTGCATCGCCTGCATAAGTGTAATGAACAGCAACCAGAGTGCCTGCCTTTACATCATCAGACGTAATAGTAACCTTCTTGTCCTGAACAGCAACACCAGAGCCAGTAGCAGATTCAGTCAGACGAACGCCAATAGACGAACGACTATCGTCCAGAACATCAATAGAAACAGAACCGGTACGCGGCGCGTGCTTCAAACTGACAGTCTTGCCACTTGCAACCTTCAAAATTTCACGAGCCGGAATCAGAATGTCAGAACCTGTCTGCGGCGTTGCACCAAACTGGTTTGCTAACATACCAAGAGAAAACAGAGAGTTGGTTGCAGAGAAGGTACAAGTCTTCTGTCTATTGAATGCAGCAATGTTCATGCCATAGTTATCGGTAACGTATGCCTTCTCGCCGCCCAGTTCAAGGCTCGGCTCTTCCAACATCGTCGCAGAGAACAGAACCTCGTTGGTAGACTTACTGAACATCGTGGCAGACAGCATCATATTGATAATAATGTCGTCTTTATAAAAAGTAGCCATTATTTAATAACCTCCAAACATAAAAAATAGATGCGTCACAAATCACGCATCCAATCTAAGTATTCTTTCACTTCGGATAATTTCAATCCGAAGTAACCACCAGTAGACATTTCATGGGCTACCTTGACCGCTTGAATTCTACGAACAGAGTCCATAAATGCAAAAAACGGCATATCCCATACTTCTCGATGGTTATATTTGAACTCAGCCGTATTTATTAAGGCTGAGATAAGTGGTAACAAAAACGATTCATGACTCTTGTTTTTGGCCATCAATTTTTGTTGACGGGCAGCTTCTATCATTTTCTCTCTCGTCAACGCGGTGCCTGCTATCTTAGGTGCATATTCAAAACCAAAAATATTACGCAACGTCGGAATTAGTTTGTTGTACGTTTCTTTATTGAATTGAAACCCTGTGCTCCAATCAACCTGTAGGATTTCTTTGGTTTCCGTATTTTCAGCTAATTGCATTTGTGTTATATTTAAGTTCGGGAATAATATGCCAATATTCATGTCTGCCAAAGAGGGGAAGATATTAGTAATAAAAAATTCATACTCATCTAAATCCTCATAACGAATGCCGGCAGCGTCCAACTCATCCATATAATCTGTGGGGATAGCGCAAAAATGGTGCGCCATAGATAAAAACCTATTATCGCCATAATCACATACTTCGCCCAAAGTCGGACAGCGCAATATAAGATCATCAATTTTTACATCGTTGCCGCGATAGTATTGTAATTTATCAATAAATAATTGACGGTGCTCGTCCATTAGCACTTCACCTGAGACTCGTTCGTAACATACATAATCTCACGATAACGATGAAATTGATCCAGACTACTTTCAATACTGGATAATAAACGCAAACGTCCATAACCATATTCTGGATTGTCAAGAAAAATATCGTCCAATTGCGCAGCAATATAATCTAACCTTGTGGCACCAAAGTCTGTGTGCATCTCGTCTTGATGTACAATAATACAAATTTTCAAGATAAGATCACGCATTAAATTTTGGGGATGATATTCTTCTGGCAAATCAATACATACGGTGATATATGTAAGCGTTTCAGTGTCCGTCCCCGGCACACGAAAATACGGAAAAATGTTGCGTTCAATTAAATCCTCGATTGAATCTGTCTCAGGTTCTAATGCGGCAACAATCTCAGGGTCATTTAAGATCGCGGCAATTGCGTTGTTTTTATAGCGAATAACGCTACTATGCAAACCAGCCATTAAACCACCCCTCGGATCTGAATTGATGTCTTGTATTGGTTATATCCATCTGCATCAGTGATAGATAAATTCACTACATTGCCAACCAACCGCATATCGTTTTGTACAGTGAATGTAATAGATGTATCAGATTTTTCGTAAGATACATACGGAGCAATCTCATCCATCATAGTCACAGTAAATAACAACGGGGTTAAAATATCTCCCTCTAAAATCGGCGTAAACGTCTTTGACAAACCTATACGCATAGTCGGTTTAGTAGTATCCAGTGAAATCTTAGGAGCAGGGGGGTCATCTACCTTTTGATTCCAATAGTCTGCAATCATAAGGTCGATGTTGTCAGTGTCGCGGTTTAATTCGCACTGCAACAAAATCAAACTCAACAAGCCATCATCATAGCCGTATGTTTCCGGATCAACATAAGTCACGCGATAAGCAGACGGGTAATCCTTTCTTTTATCAATTAAGAAACGGAAATTATTATCCACCAACAGTGTGTGCTCGTTGATCGGCAACAGCATTGAAAACTGACCACTCGGAAGAGTCAAGCGTTTATTAGGAGTTTCACCTGTGTTAAACTTCGTAGTATTCGTAACCAACGTCGGATATTCTAAGATTGTTTTATGGTCAAGAGGGGAAATGAACCGAACAACCTCATTGCACAAAACCATTTCACCAAATGCGTAAATACCATCATCTGCACTACAAGCTGTAATCCAATAATCATGATCGCAATAGCGCACATGATTTCCTACCGATAATCTCTCTCCCGGCATAGCAGTAATCTTCTTAATATGCGGATCAAGAGATGCAACAATAGTCGCATATCTTTCTTCCCCGTTGATGAGAACTTCGTGATATGCAGGATTGTCAACAGCAAGATCGTAAATATCACGATGAATTTTATTAACTGCCCTTTCTCTACGTGTCGCGCCATCATGAGTCAGCATCTTCTGGTACGTGTTAAGATTCATTCAGCTCATCTCCGATAGACTCAATGATATGGAGACACTTAAATACCTCACTTCGATAAATGTCTGCATCGTAATCTGCAACACTTAAATACATGAGAGTGTTCAAGACTGTAATACATTGAACACGATAATACGCATTTGAAATAGTATATAAACTACCGTGTAATTCACGCATTAACGATTCAATATAAGCCTGCTTTGTAGACGGGTTAGTTTCACAAATCGGCAAAATTTTATAAATTTTACCAATCAACCTTTGTACATACGCTCGGTCATCGGACGAAGAAAATGTTAATTTCATGTCACTCCCCCCAGTTTATTAGAGAGGGGGTGAGTGTATGAGTATTGATATAAACGCATTCTTGCTTCTTCGCGTGCATCTTGATATGTTATGCGAATTTGATTTTGCAGATTAGCGGGGGAGAACACAGTATAATCCTTTGTGCTCATACCATTACGCAACAACTCGGAATTATATAATTTATGTTTAAGCCACTCAACACGCATCAAATCAACTAAAATATCAATTTCCTCGTCAGATAAATCATTCACGAACTCTCTTGCTTCGTCATCTCTATCATTAAGGTCTACAATGCAAGCATCGTTGAATTGAGTTGCAGCACTTATAATATAAGGGCATACTAACTCGTAGAGTTCATCCTCATCAATATCAGCATATAAGTATTCCTTCACAGTCGGAAGAAATCTCTCAATGATAGTTGTATAACTGGTAGCCACATACTCACCCCAATGCCGTATTTCGGATACTTACACCGGTCGATTCCTCAAGAGCTGTAATGGCGGCATTAGAATCCAACTCACCACTAGCCAATTTTTTGCGTGCCAAAGAAGCAATTGTGTGTTTCAGAGTGTTGCCACAGGGCGATACTCTTGCCCGAATTACATTCGGCGTAGCGTCAAACACGTCCTCAATATCTTCAATCGAACGAATGTGCGGATAATAAGACGCAATACGCAAAAACTTTAATACTTCCTCATCGTCAATTAAAATCCAGTTTTGAGTAAAGAATGCCGGATACGCATTACGCATCGACTGTAATTCTGCTAAATCTAAATACTGCTCATCGCCATATCCAGACCATTCATAAACACGCCCTTGCAACAGTTTGCTTTCGTAAATCAACTTACCAACCACACCACTCACACAGCAAATTTGAGTATCAAGCGGAATACTAATCTGTTGTCGACGTTGAGCGGTGCGTCTCGGTTTCCGTGTAGCTTTTTCGGTGCTGTCCTTTGCAGATTGCGTTTTACGAGTCTTCGTATTTGTTTCTGCCATATTAAATCCTTTCATTCAAAAAATAATCCCGTTTAATCTACGGAAAAATAAAATTAGTTCGCAAACGTGTACTTACCAAATACGTCGCTGACAACAACACCAAAACCATCGCGTTCAGTGTAAAGCCACTCGTAGGTAAGATCAGCATTCTCGATAGCATCCTTTTGCAGGATGAGTCCTTCACCATAAGTAACGTGCTTGATCGGCTTGTCATCTGCTGCCATAACAAACAAGGTCTTGTCATCAAGAACCATTTCGGTCGAATTGGTCTTGTGCGCCTGCTGCATAGCAACACAATCGGTGCCATAGAACTTACCAAAGTAACCCATCTGATACAGGTCTTCCTTCGCAGACGATGCTGCCATCTCAACGGACGGAGCAATGGTGCGCAGAGCACGCTTCGTGCCGTAAATAACAGCCTTCTTACCGGTTTCAGCCTCGACGTCATCAACCAGGCGCAGAAGAGTGTCCTCGTCGTATGTGCCAGTTACGGTCGGAACATAAGTGTCGCCAAGCTCGGTAGCAGAAATCTTAGCCCATGCACTCATAGCGCGGTCGTAACCGTCCTTTGCCATAGATGCAATAGCTCTGTCAATCATATCATTAAAATCAACACGGCCAGACAGTACGCGAATCATATCCTCATAAATCTTAATACCGCGCAGTTCAACCGGAACATTAACGTACTGGCCATTCGTAAAACGCTGGCGACGAATACCAGTGTTACCCTCAGAAATAGTAGCAACTGCGAACAGAGAATTGTCCGGTACATAGAACTCAAGGTCATCGCCAAGAGCTGCATTGCGATGCTCAACAACACGATTAACAATCTCGTTGTTCGTCCAATAATCATTTAACTCATGCTGGATAACCTCTTCGGCAACAGAAAACATCTCATTAGCATTGCCATTGCGGATAGCCTTTGCATTCAACTTCGTAGAACCACCATTCAGGTCAATCAGAGCAGAACGCAGGGAGTCTTGCACGTCATGCGCAGAATAATGTGTCGCATCACCACGACCATGACGGCTATCAAGAGCCAGTCTTACGATCTCGTTAGTATTAGCCATTATTATTAAAACCTCCTCTTATAATTACTTTGCGTAAACAGCGATGTTATAGAACGTCAGAGTTCCGCGAGTCTCTACATGCTCAATCTTACCAATGTACAGACCAGAGGACGGCTTAGAAGCACCAACAGTCAGAATGTGCTCATTCTTAGCAACCGACACAAAGGCACCAACCTTTGCTGCTGTTGCGTCCTTAAAACCATCTGCGGTTACAGAAAACTCATCAAAAGCGTGCAGACGATAACCACGGATACACTTGCCTGCCTCGTTGATATACTCAGTCAGATCAACATGATTTCTATAAGTCTTACCCATCTCCGGTTCAGCAATAAGCACTACATCCGTTAAAGTCGCACCATCGGCAACGTCGGTGTATTTATGAGACTCACGCTCATTTTCCTCTAAAGCACCTACCTGTACAATCGAACCATTTTGAATCTCTGCGAACTTACCGTCAGAGCCATAGAAACGACCATGCTCAAGGCAAGAAGCATCTGTAATACCGCTCATAAGATCGGTACGAACTACACAATTAGCCATTATATTACCTCCATCTTAAATTTGTTTTTTATCGTTCAGTAAACCACCATAAGCATCTACCGACGTATTTGTAACACCCTCGACGGGTATTCTACGAGACACAGGTGCCTTTGAAAACATCATAGCTTTCTTTGCTACTAATACATAACACTGAGTCTCTAATTCAGAGAGCGAATACTCAGCTGCATGTTGCTTTAATTCGGTATACGCATCACACCGTTGCAGTTGTTCATCAAAACGATCAAACAATGCCGTCTCCGCAGATGCACGCTCGTCTGCCAACTTCTGTGTCTTAAACTCAGTCAGTTCTTTAATGGTAGCATTTAATTCGCCAATCTGAGTTTCTAATTGAGCTATCTTATCTGCATACGCAGCAGAGCAATTACCAACCTGCTCGTCCACCATATGATTGATTAAGTCAGACAAAACAGAATGACTCTCAGATTGTTCTACATCAACAATAGCAAGTTGCTTACGAGTTTTAGTCTCTAAGTTAATAACCGCGTGTCCATCTACGATCTGGTACGCACATCCATACAACAGTCCATCTTCACAATCATAAAAATAGACATTTTCATTATCGTAATCATACAAGCTAAAATGATTGCCCATAACATCAAGTTCTCGCAATAATTGGCAGCGAATTTGTTCCGCAGTTAAAGCAAACGACTCCGGTACTTCTGCTCCTTCGCTTTCAACAGTTTCGTCATCGACAGGCAGTTCACCATCAGACGTTTTATTTTCTGTCGTTTCCACCTCAGATGTTTCCTCAGAAGTTGCTACAACCTCTTCGTCCGCAGACTGTTCAGCTACGTCCACATCATTTTGTGCACCATCATCTGCGGGGGCAACTATTGTCTCCTCCGCTATATCTTCTACTTCCTGAATTACGGTATTTTCTAAATCCACTGATTTCCCTCCATTCTCGGAATCCGGTAATGTGGTTTGTGCATATTCTTGTAACATCTGTTGCCACTGTTCAGCAAATTCTTGCTTACTAAATAACTGCAAAGAAGCCTGTTCAAAACACGGCTCATCGCGTTCTAACAAACAAAATGCTTCAAACTGAAATTCGTTGATATGTAATATGCCATCATCTAACTGTCCATTAGTAACACTAATTTCTATAGACTGAGCGGTTGTGCCATTCTCGACAAGTTTCTGATAACATGGTTGACGTTTCCATAATATAACATTATCAATACATAAATAGTCATGCACAACGCCATTGTCCTCAATTGATTTCCAATAAAATTTCGCCGATTCAGGCACAACACCGACAGGTTGGGTGAGGTTGATAACACTTGCTCCATTAGGTGACAATGATAAAATTGTGTCATGACCACCGATTTCTTTTGTCTCGAAGTCATAATTAGCAACAATCGGACAGTTTAAGGCTGACCAAGCACTTTTTTCAAATGCCTCTTTGGAGATTGCAGTCTGATTTCGATTTTCACCGGTGTAAGCTACATTCAATGTTCCAAGAGCGAAAGAGTCATTGATATCAGTTAAATTAGAAACCGAATTAGAAAGTGAAGACTTCAAACGAATCTTTTCTATGATATCTCACCTCCTATCAAATAATAAAACTGCCATCAGGCAGTTAGAGTATCAATTTATTTGTCACATATAATTCTGATAATATATCACTTAACTCATTACTTGAATAACAACTATACATATCAGGAGAACAAACGAATATATATTGACCGCCTCTAACATTTAATAGATCAAAATTTAACTCTCGCAACCGTTCGGCGGTTGAGGGGTTGCAGGTATATAAAAATAATGCGTTACCGTTTATCATTGCTATCATTCGCCCTATTCTTTTCGCCCGACTCATCTACTGTGTCCTGTGCAGGACGCCCCGGCGAACTATCACTGCTTTGTGTATGAGAAGATGATACAGGTATCATTTCCTCGTGCAATTTCATTGTCTCATTTTCTAATACTAATAAACCGCTAAAGTCAGACGGCGTAATGCCGTATGCTGCGGCAGCCGCATATTTCAACGGGAAACTATATTGACAAGCCTTGAGGTATTGTTCCTGTGCGTTTTGCTTATTAAATACAGTCGAATTTAAGAATGTGAGCTTAAAATGATACGTTCCCGATAATTGTTTTAATTTACGATTAACCCATCGTTCAATCTGCCGCAGTAATGAATATACAATTTCTGCATCTGTTTCGATTGACAGCATAATTGCAGAAGACGATGTAATATCATCTTTACCGAGAATAGCAGACGATGCACCGCTACCGCTCCAAAATGCAGCTTCACTTCGCGCAACCGTATCTGTGTCACGAGTATTACCAGATTGCTCAAAACTTACTTGGTCGATATCCATGGGGGTCATGCCAAGACCAACACCGGGTGGCATCTGCTGTCCCATTTGCTCATAGTAATTATTCGCAAGTCTTTCTGGTAACTTAAATCTGCCATTTTCAAAAGGTATTTTCAAATAGACTAATTTATAGTTATCAATCTCAGTACGAGCCTTCATGAGTTGCTTATAATCAGCGATGTCGTAAATGTCAGGGAACGTCCCCGCAAAGGGAGGGAAAATATATTCTAAATCTTCATTCAATTTGAAGCATACTTCTTTTTTTGTATCAAGCTCTTGCCATCGTTTGCCTTTTCGATCTGATTTATACAATTCATACTTGCGCTGAAATTCAGGAGCATAATACGGCAACAAATGCAACCGAGAATTAAAAAAGCTAAAATCAAATTCAAAAGTAAACACGCCGTCTTCAATTGCAGACAGTCTACAATAATCAGCATTTAATTTTTGAATAAAGTACGAGTCTTTCTGCTCATACTCATATCCATAAAATACATCCTCACGCCAAATCGTAGTTGATACTTTTTGTAATTCATGTTTCAAATTCATCCGCTCTACTTGGTCAACGGCCTTTTTGAAACAACTCTTAAAACTCTTTTCGTTAATTTTCGCCTGGGGATCAACCCCAAGTGGTGTTAGATAGAAGTCAAACGTCGGCATTTTAGCAAAATAAGAAATCAAACGACGATAATGACTGGAAATATTGTAAAGCATGATAGATGCTTTTCGCAGTTGCCTTTCAGAATTTGCTGGACGCTCTAACAAATCCAGAATATCTTTTTTTGTAAAAGAACCAAATGTGGTCTGAGTATCAGAAGTTATACTGCCCGGAGGTCTTAAATATTGTTTCGCAAGTTTCGCGTATCTTAAAAACTGTTCATCTACAACTTGATTGCTACTCACACATACACCTCCTTTAGAGTTTTCTTAATACTGGTTTACGGAACGGAAGTACAAACACTTCTGGTTCATCTTCTGGTCTACGTGTTACCACATCACCGCGCCGCAGTTTCGCTAAATACCAACACAACAATCCAAACGCAAATACGCGGTCATCGTGCATACGATTTCTTTTGTCGGCCGGAAAATCATAACGAATATTACCTTGCGTTACATACTTGCACATAGTAACAATTTCTGTTTTCATTAACTCGATTTGAGAACAAGCTACCATCTGTTCCGGCGTCAGTTGAGTAACAATGTCATTGCCTTCATCATCAATATGGGTAATAAAGTCTCTGCCTTCTGGATCGGCAGGGAATGATACCACTCCAAGTTTCACCATTTTTTCAATCGCATCAAAAATTTCATTTCTGTGCGCTCTAGGATCGACAAGCGTCATAATATCAACTGCATCAGGATAAGTGGCTCTAGCACTTTCATTCGCCTTATGAGAAACATCAATAATGCCTTTGTGTTCATTACCAAATGAATCTGTCCAGTGAGCTAACATATAATCAGCTACAGAACCAATGATCTGACCACCGGCACCGGCATCACAAATAATACGTTTAATGTTTTCATAATCTTTTTTGCCGTGTTGCGTGCCGTTATAATCCAACAATAATTGTTTGAATCTTTCTACTTGTTCAGGGAAACGCATTGGCGTGCGCTGTTTGGTTTTAACATCAACTAATGAGACAACGTTGAGAATGCGCATGTGCCATCCCATATCGCGTGTACGGCCAGAATCCTTGTCGCGTTCTTTCTTTTTATAAAATTCTGCGATTACAATAACCGAATTATCGTTCAGTCTCGCAGAGTCCCACGACATACAAATGATTCGATTGCCGGTATCGTTGGACATAATAGGAGTATAGTTTTCTGTACACTGCATCAAATCTCGACGAGAAATAATTTGCCCTTCAAAAGAGTCAGCAGAAAAATGATTATAGTATTCTCGTAATGCAGCCTCGCGCTTTTCGGTCATCATTTTATCAATCTGATCTTTAGATACCAGAGAAGTATAAGGTTTACCATCAACCTTTGCATTCAACAAAGCATCTGCTGTAAAGTTGACAGAGAAGTACCGAGTATCGCCAAGTAACATACGTTCTGATATATTCTTAAACTTACGATAAAAACCAGAGTTTGTATCAGAAGCCGAAGACGCATATAATAACTGTCTGGGGAATCCTGTAGGCTCAATGCTTAAATCAACATCTCCACCCAATTTGAATTCTTCATTCTGATTTACAAATGCTTCTGCTTGTGTAAACAATTCGTCAGAGAACCAACCTGCTTCGTCAAATACGACTAATGATGCACGCTTACCTTTAATATTTGTTGGGTCAGAGTTCAATGTATATACAGCAGCGTTATTAAACAAATTCAATTCAAACGAGTTCGGATCGTGCTTAAATCCTGTTGAGTTTGCACCATCTTTGCGCAACTCATTGTAGAACACATCAGTAACACCTAGGAATGTCTCAATACGTTGTGTAGCAATTTCTTCAATTTTTTTGAATATTTGCTTTGACTGACCGCCGATTTTGCCTAACAAGTATGTAACATGATAGGGAATCAATAACGACCGTAACATAACATAAATTGCGATCAAGGTAGTCTTGCCAGCGTTTCGACATTCAAGCCATAATACAAACTGTCGCGGCCAAGAGTTGATTAAAGCATATTTCTGCAAATCTAACATCTCAATGCCAAATACAGCCGAAGCAAAATCAACTGGATTCAAACGTCCCCATTGCACAAATTTGCAGAAACGCAAATACTCTTTAATCTTTTTTGCGCTGAGTGCTTTATAGTATTTGTACGCTAACTGTAACAAGTCAGGGTCAGTAATCTCGATCTGGTCTAAACGAATAGACGCTAAATCAAAACGCACTGTGTCAAACTGGAAAATTTCATCATCGGCAATAGCGGGGGAGAGCTGTGTACTAACTGCCACCTATATCACCGAGCCTTCGCCTTTATTTGTTCTTCTAAGTCTTTGATACGAATATTAAGCAATCTATTCTGCTCAGTTAATTCATCGTTCTCTTCTTGCAATTCCACAACAAACTGTCGCTGATCCGCGCAGAGACGAGCAAAATCATCGCCGGTTTCTGCAAGTTCATCCATTAAAGCGTGTGCGTTAATTTTGGCGATTTCCTTAAATGATTCAGCCATACGAACATCATGTATATTTACCTTAGAAAACTCAAAATGTTTTTGTTCCATTTCACGCATTTTGAACGACAGTGTGTTTGAACCTTGGTTGGAACGACCGCTAGTTTTTTCAGCAAAACCATTTTCGTTCGCTATTCTAGTAATAGTATTAGTCAATTTCTCTTTAGTGGCAGTGAGTGACGCAATGAGTTGTGTGTCTGGATTAACTGAGTTAAATTGATTATTTAACATCTTATCAATTGTTTCCAACTGTAAAAATGTTTTACACATCAAAACGACGTTTTGCAATTTATGCGGGTCTTGTTCAACCGCATCTGTTAAATACCCCGCGCAGGTATTATACAGAAATTTTAACTGTTCATCAGAAAATCCCCCGTCAATAAACGGGTCGTAGCCGATACGTTCTGAAACATTGTCTTTGTTTTTCTTGTCTTCAATTGCCCAAGACGTTGTACGATTATAGGTTGGTTGCTCTAAAACCGCAGGTTCTTCTCGTTGAGTAGATACAACAGATGCAAAATTGTCAGCAAATGTTTTACCTCTGTCTACTGTATTGATCTTCGCTATGTATCTACCTAATGATAATGTGCCATTATCATACAGTGCAATGGCGACTTCTTTATCATAATAGTAATTAAACTCAGCACAAAATTGCATCAATGCGTACAAAGGATCATTTGTTTCCTTTGCGTATGCTTCAAATATTTTCTGTGCACACGATTTACAAATACAAATACGTCCATTGTTTGCTGAGTAAACAGGAGAATCATTCTTTTTGAAGAAAACAGTATCAGCTTTGCGCGGCACCAGACCGCACCGTGTACATTTAACATGGCGCGACGCGAATACATACATCTCGCCAAGTTTCTCGTTCTTAGCTGCCGCAGCACGTTGATCTGCTCGTAAATCAAGTAAATCCATGCTATCAATCCTTTAATTCTTCTATTCCAAAATTATCCAAACTCACAAGCCATACTTATCTTTGGATGCTCGTATACTTTGTGTGTCGGCTTGTAGGTAATGTCTCCGGGTAGTTTCAGTCGATTCATGATTTAACAAAACCGATATTTCCTCTAAGGGCATACCAGCAAGTTTAAGTTGCTGGCTACCAGAGTGCCTAAAGTCATGCGGATGCAGTGTAGGCACCCCAATCATGCGACCAATCTTCCTTGCCCAACTATGTAATGTACCAGTCGATACAGGTTTAGGTTGACCATCTTTATCTCTACTGAAAAAGACATAACCACCATCGTCGATCTCGTTTAGTTCGCGGAACTGTTGAAGTCGAATAAGTTTTAACCGGACTTCCTCAGAAAAATATAAGGTTACTATTTTTCCTTCTTTTTCTAAAACGTCCGTAACAATGCGTTGCGCAAAATCAATCTGTTTCCACTTGATGTTGGACACAGCATTGACACGAGCCATTGTACTCAAAGAGAATAAAGCATACACTTCAAGTGTGAGATTTCCCGTCGCTGCTAATTTCTCTTTCATTTCTTCAATTTGCTCTACTGTTAAATATGTCTGAGTGATTACATCGACATCTTTAATTGGTCGGTCTACAAACTCCATCGGGTTCTCTGTGACCTTGCGCTTTTTCCTTAAAAATTTATAAAACGCTGAAATGCTAGAATATCTACGTCTCATGCGGCGTGTATTGTTTCCTTCGGTTTTACACCAATAGAAAAAATCTGTCAGATCATCTTCGTCTATTTCTAAAACAGACTTATTCTCTTGATTCTCTAATACAAAAATCAACCACTGATATAAGTCACCAAAATAACCTTCGATTGTTCCGGGAGACAGTTCACGCAACACCATATCTTTTTTATATTCTCTTAATAGCCTTTTACTCTCAGGGTTAATCTTCGCAACTTTTTCTTTATCGAACAACTTAATGTGTTTACTTTGTTTTGCTCTACCCATTAGTCTTCGCTCCGAGAGTGCTTACGCAATTTCTTTGCTTCATAAGTAGAAACCTTCTGGCTCTTAATAGAGTCCTTTAATTTGCCAATAGGACGAATTACTAAATTATATCTAGGCGGTGCCCATGCGTTTGCCTTTGCAGATAAATCATAATAGCTACGTCCATCGCGTAGCACAATCTCCATACGCATCATATTAACAATTAAAATATCCTCGCCAGAATTAAGCGTGTCATAGACTACATCCTGAAATGTTTGAAAGAATAAACCTGCGGTTTCTTTGTCGATATTCATACGGTCAGCAATCTCTGCTACTAATTCCTTTTTAACCACTAGCACTCACCGTCCTTTCTTTGTGATTCCTAATTCGCGTGTTTCTATTGTTAACAAAGCGTAGTGTCCCATATATTTTTCTAATATCTCAGACAACCTACAAGGCTGCATATCATCATCATACACAACAATCTGCCCGTTATCGTCTACATCGAATACGCCTGAGATTTTTACAATAGCCTGTTCAAATACATTATCTTGGCTCATACATATCCCAATCCCTCGACACAGTTATGATAGAAGGTATTCAGATCGTACCCTCGCATATTGGCAATAACTGCCATAGCCTCATAATCATCGTTTTTCAAATAATATTTTTTACGTCCACGATGAGATCCCTGTGTCTTAACCAGATTATAATGTTTCTTTTGGCGTGCCAACTCCGTGACTTCGGTGCTTAACAACTTAATCAATACGTTCTTTCATTCCTTTACTTCTTTGATCGTAATCCAAAGACCACGAGCAAAAATTAAATTTGACTCAGCCAGAGCCATTTATTTTAACAATTTATATTTACCACACATATTATGTATTCATATACACAGACTTTTTCAAAACAAAACCACCCCTCAAAAACAACAGAGGGGTGGTTCAATATAAAGTTTTCGTCAGTCAGTGCGCTCATCGAAACATTCATGAAACAAAGCATCAATATCGTTATTTCTTAATACATGCGTGCCAGAATTATTAAACTTCACTAACAACTTAAAATTCGCAGCTTTACTTTTGACGTTGCGATCCCACGAATAAATCTTCTTGGCATGAGTCTTTGATATCCGCTCAACATATCCAAAGGTTTGCAATTCTTTTAGATATGCCCTGTGCATCCGTGAGAAATCAACTCCGAGCCAGTTACAGAATGATATGATAGATAGTTCAAACTCATTTGCGCTATCTGCTGCAACCTTTGCATAGCACAACATGGCCAGAGCAATGCGGCGCGTTTTCGGATTATCAAACCGTTCTGCAATATTATCTAAATCTTTCTGCGAAACACGAACAACTACGTCCTCACGTAAACGACGTTTATCTTCTTGCGCTTTGAAAATGATGCGGTTGATATTTATTTTTGTGCTGCTTAAATATAAATTATATTTATTTGCCCACGCAAAAATATTCCGACGAACATCTACCGGTTCGTATCCTAACTGTAAATAATACTTCGCCAATAAATAACAATGTTGAAACAAACATGCCTTATTGATACCGATCCCATCTAATAAATTCTGAACTAATAATATTTCGTTAATCAAACATGATCTTCTCCATTCGATACCGCCGCCCTAAATATTCGTAGTCACCGGCATCATCTCTGATAGGTAAATATTCTTCTACTTGTTTGAGATTAGCAATAATGCCTTCGCCAACTATATGCCACAAAAAACCTTTTGACCTTTTTGGATAATACTCATAACAAATAATAACAGCATAGTTAGCAAGCTCACAGATGTTAGGACAAATATCAAAACATCTTAATCGGTACGAATTATAAAATGTCTGCCAATCAATATCTATTACATAGCTTTCAGATCGGCTCTTTTTATTTGTAGCCTTTAATAACCCTGCGCGAAACTCTTTTGTTAAAGCACTACTTTCTTGATTGTACTGTAGAAAGATAGCCCGAATCTGTTCGAGTTTATTTTTATCGACGGGGATTGTATCGTCGATCATGATTTTATAATCAAAATGCTGTGACTCTGCGGGCTGATTCATATTATCCTCTGTGTCAATATGATACTCAAAGTTTTGCATTGTTCCCGTAGCAGAAAATTTAGAAAACGGTTTATTCCACCGGATAGACCGCTGCCACGATTCAATTTCCATGCAAAGACGATTCATGTTACTAAGTGACTTAGATAAGTCTTTCATGCTGGCATAATATGGTGAAGCATATTTCATGAAGTAGGGGAGAGGTCGCCCATACTTAGCAATATATCTAGGAATATTATACACTACACCGGTCTTAGCCGAATCAATTGCTTTACCATTGATAACACTCAGTAAGTTTATATAAGAGTCATAGCGCAATTTAGCTTCAATGGTCTTCGGCGTTTTATTGATGTATGCCGTAGCACAATTACTTGTCTCACCGATTAACGAATTCATGCCACGTAATGCAACTTTCACCTGATTCTCAGGCGTGTCAGCTTCTTCTAAAGCAGTAACTTTATCTTCAACATCAATCGTAATTGGAACGTCGGGGTCTACGCCTGCCATCATCATGGGTTCATCAATTACTAATACTAAATCGCCGTCAAAGTCACTACCGTTTAATCGCTGGGCAGTAATTGATTTACTATTTAACATAGCTACATTCACCAGGTGGGAACAATACTTGTCAGTTAATTCATTATTAACCGCTTTTAATTTGCAATGCTCAGATCGACAAATATGGGGGTTGCGTTCCACCAAATAATAACCGTTGAACTTACCTTGTTTGTTAAACGAGAAAAACTCATCTGATTCTAAACAACCATGCAAAGGCAAACCGCCGATATGTTCCATTAACATAATAAGGTCAGGAGCTTCAAATTTGAAACAGGCTTTCAAATATAATTTACCACACTTCATATCATCAATCGTTTTAGAAATCAATGATATAATGTACTGACGTACACCACTTTCATGAATCATCATGCGATTCTTAACTAACGCTTCCATGCGCAAATCAAAACTCTTATGTTGGTCGGCAAATAATCCGAGAAAACTATACAGATAAACGGGATCGCCGGTAAGAATGCGTGACACCCAACTTATCGAATATCGCGCCAACGTAGCAAAATCCTCATAAGGTAAATCTAAGTCTTGCAATATCTGATAGTTGCCGCGAGTATACAAAGGTTCTTCATCTAAAGAAAAATTCCATTTCGCAACTCCGATGCAATGATTGTATTTATGAAACACTTCCCAATAATGTTCCCAATCTGACACATCTCCATTGCGTTTGAAATATTTGAAACCTTTATACATTGATTCACACATAATAATAGCAGGTAGGGAAGAAGGGGAGACGTCGTGACGTACTCCCCAAATATCTACTATTTCAGTTACCCCGCGTTCTTGAAAAAATGAAATGTAATCCATCTCGTGGGTTACGCCTTTGATAAAAGGCGCACGCCACAAGATTGAAGTAGGGTCGGACTTGGCGTCCAACATGCCACGAACTTGATCGGTAATATCAGGATGATGTATTCCGCATCCATCCGCAGCATTGATCTCGATGTCTCGTACACCGGTCGCAATATCTTTTTGCACCCACGGTAATACTTTACCGTCCTTTTCATAGGTCATGTGTTTATCATAAACATACTTAATCGTCTGATTTGGAATAACACGATATAAGTCTGGTACGATAATAATACGCGGCGTCCAACCCTCTAAACAATGACACGAGCTTAACATCAATCCGCGATACGCATACCACTTAGAAAGAACCGTTGTTTCTAAATGTATATCCATCGTGACACGACGGCGTAATTCTTCACTAATACTTTCATCTACAAAAGAAAGTATAGAGGTGCGTACCATAGATGCTGACCGTTCGCTGGTTACGTAATGTGTATCACCAATCCAAAATCCTTCTCGTACTAAATCAGATAATGCGTCACGGTGAGCTTTGCCACCTTTACAATTAACAAAGATAATATAATCGTTGCGTTTGCCGCAATCACCGGTAATCATTCTAATTTGACGAAACAGCATATTGTCTTGCTGATTAACTAAATACTTGTCTAATTCTTTATTATCACTTAATTTGAAATCACATTCTATTAAAAGTGATAAAGGGAATTTTCTTACTTTATACAGAGGTGGTGCAAAAATGTTTAATCATCCTTAAAGTCTTTTATAATTTCATAGTATGCTTTCTGTCTTTGTTCTAAAGAAATGCGATACGAAGCTAATTGCTGCTGATCCGGACAGGAGAGCCTCGAATAGTCGGACATCGGAAAATAAAAATCACAAGGGCAGTCATCAAATCCCTCCTTCCCGCAAGCAACGCGGTACAGGCACTCCGGCATGTTCGCCTCCTCTCTCGCAGTATTAACTGCGACAGTCTTTTATTTAATCGTCATCATCGTCGTCATAGTAATCATCATCACGATAGTCTCTGCAAATATTAAGTAGTGTCATGAAAAGAACACCTAATAGCCCACCAAATTCAAACCATATAAAATTTATACATGACATCAAATCACCTCAAAACAAATATTAGCATTACTGATCTTCATCTGTAGTAACAACTGTATTGGCTCCTTGTACAGTAATCCAACCAAACTTCTGCCGGGCTTCTGCTTCCTTCATTGCAATTAACTTATCAGTGATAGAAGCGGAAATAATCTGGTTTGCTTTAGCTTCCGCTTGCGCATTTGTAATAGTAACCGCCGCAGCCGCTTCTGCCTTTGCTTTATTTGCTTCACCCTGTGCAATAGCTGTCTGTTTATCCAATTCAGCTTTTTCTGCATCCTGTTTAGCCTGTTCTTTTGCCTGTACCTTTTCTTGTAATGTCTTATCAAGTTGTACATCAATAATAAGAGCAGAAGAAATATTGATACCGTACTCGTCCGTCAATTTAGAATCAAGATACTGAGTAATTGCTTTGCTTACCTCAGACCGTTTATCACTATAAATATCCATTACGGTGAATTGCGGCGTAACTTCTTTGATGTAAGCGATAGCACTATTCTGTACCATACTATCCATGATTTGATCGCCGTCCATGCCGTTGAACTTTTCATAGAGTTCTACTACACGGTCAGGTAAGAAGTTATAATTGATCGTCATATTGAGTTTTACCATACCGCCATTAGCGGGTGCATCGACATGCCAATCCGCATGAGAATCAGTATTGTAATCAGAGGGATTATTACTCAATACAAGTTGCTGTTGAGCAATAGGGTACGTCTTTACTTTGCTAGTGGGGGAGATGAAGTGAAATCCTGGCGCAAGCGTCTCATCTTGTACACCGTCCTTCATGCGATATACAACACCAACTTCACCTTGACCAACGTGTTCTAAAGATAAGACAGTGTAAACACCACCAATAATTCCAATTAGAACAATAATAACAGCAATAAGTTTCTTACTCATCTTTGTAGTGCTCCTTTGTACGATATTCTTCTAGTTCTTTTTCTGCTCGGATATTATCTTTGTGAATCTTATTGGCTACCGCGTTGATAAATAAAACCAAAAGTGAACTTACCAAACTAATAACAATCATAGATACAAGAAAGATAAACCACATTTCATTCACTCCCTATCAACACAACTGGGACAATATCATCGCCTGCTCCTCAATATAATCCGCATCAATCTCATTCTCTAACCGGAACATAGTTGCAGTTTCATGTAATGTCTGGCACGCATCTTCTAATGCGTCTCTGATTTCTTCGCGTTGGTTTTGTAAACGTTCAATATCATCAAGTAAGAATTCGTCATCCTTATTGCTATGACAACATTGATCTATTACATCATCAAATGTCTTCGCTGCATCGTCGCCAAGCCTTTCTTCAATAATGCGTCTCAATTGAATTTCCTCATCCCCAAAACATGGGATAACTTCGCCCGTTTTCAGATGAATCATGGTAGTCATAAATCATTCCACCTCCAAAACAATATATTTATTCGTTAAATACATTTGTTAAAACCACTTTTGCAAATCATAAGGTGCGTCTGATAACATCCGTTCGATCTACATAGTTTCTATGTTGCTGTTTACATTCAATAGCAGATACATCATCTAATAAATGTTTCAAGCTAGAAATCATCTTTTGGTTATCATTATACCAATTCTGAATCGGCGCAAGTAGTTCAACACAATTCTTTGCTTCGCGCCGCTCTCTGCGAATCTGAGTTAGAGCTGCACTTAATTTCTCTAAATCACTGGGACAAACATCGTGTAGTTCTAAGTAATGCTCGATATCTTGTTGTTCACTCTCTTTTAATTCAATTATACCTGTTGCAGCGATAAACTCATACTCGGCATCACGCAAGAAGTTTAAGAAATCGCGAATTTGAATAAGAGCAACATGACGGTTGAGATCGACTGGAGAGGTGTCTTTGACTATTTTATTCTTCATCAACAAACATCTCTATAATATGAGCCTCTACATCAGGGGAGAGATAATCGCGAACAACATTATACATATCAGTTTTTTTGCCAGACTTTGCAGCAGATTCATCAAGTCGCTCGGCTGTATGTAATACCAACTGAATTAAATCGTGCTTAACTATGCCAGAGGTTAGAGCAATATGTAAGAACGCATTGTCAATTGTTTCATTTACACCATCTACAATATCACTCACTAAAACATATTCACCGTGAATATCATGCAACTGTGAAATGACATTTGCAAGATTAGCAATATCCATAACACGAATAGCAACTGTGTGAGCAGTTTTTGCTAACATTTCGTCACGTTCTTTCTTACCAAATAGACTCATGCGATCCATCTCCTCTCATCAACAATACAACTAAAGTTTCGTTAATATATTTTCGTTTACTGGGGTCTGCCGATCTTTTATCTAAGATCAATGCAGCCCGAATCATAAATTCACCAATAGTAGGATACTCACACGCAGTAGCTACTTTCGCTAAAACGCCAAAACAAACATCCATGCTATTTTCTAACTCGCTGATAACACAACCGGTTAATGGTGCTCCATATTCGACAATCATGTGCAAACATAACAAATCGTTAAGAGCTTTTGCACCAATCAGGTGCCAGCGTTCTAAATCTTCTTCATTCTGGTTGCGGGGAGTAGAACTTGTTTTCCGGGTGTCCTTTTCGGGCTGGTCAGTCATTGTTTTCATTGCACCTTTTAATAAAGTAATTTCTGCTTTTGCCACTTTAAGGTCACGTTCAAGACGTTTCGCGCGTACTCTTGCAGTTACGATCGGTGCAACAATCTCATTGATTTGCAGACAATCATCCTCTACATACACAGCGGGGCATCCACTACAACCCTCTACTTTAGTCGACATGCAGAGTTTAATTGCTTTTACAAAGTCATCAATTGTTAGTTTACCCATATCTATCTCCTTAGTGTTAAAATTTCGCTAAAAGAATTGCCGTCTACATATCTACATGTCCTAACTCCTGACAAATTTCCACTTGTTCAGGTCTGAGAAGAACGAATGGCGGTAATTCCCAATTATTCCACGCTTTGATAAATTCTTCCAATGTATTATAATGACACACGTCAGATTCCTTTTCGACTTGCCACGAAGTCAGCATAGCCTCTCTATCATCTATAAGATTCCAACCACACAGCAATAAAAAATCAGGATCCCAATCACATTGAAGAACTTCAACCTTACGTCCATTAAGAGGTAGGGTTGGGTCTATAATTTGGGCTTCAAACCTTGTTGCTCTACCACTCATAATCACACCTTATCATCATCGGAAGATAATTCCTCAGAGGCAGAAGCACGCTGAACTACGTCATCAAGATAACTATAAGCTGTCTTCAGCCGCGCTCCCGCAATCGGACTTAACTCATGCGCCATCTGGACAATCTTACTATGAACTTTATAAATATCACTAAATTCGTCGCTGCCCTCTTTCCCCGCTAAATAACCTTTAATAAAGAGCAGTTCCGTGATCCGCATAGCTTCTAACGCATTATACACAGTGCTATTGCTTACTACTGGAGACTGCATACAATCCTGAACCACCGGGCCAATACACGACAAGATATCGACACAGTCCCAGACAACATCACGATTGCACATACTTGTCGGCTCGACATCTACATTGGGATTAAGTAACATGATTAAACACTCCTTTCAGAACGATTAAAAGATTGTATATCCATACTGTTTATATTATAACATAAGATGGAAGAAATGTCAATTAAAATAATTAAATACTTGAGTTAGAATTACACCTATTTCTTGATTTTACATCATAGTCAACTACCACGCACCTAAAGGTACGTGACTTGCGACTCCACCTACGACAAACGAAAGGGTTTTATTTATGAATATTCCTTTTCTTATGTTCGCGTAAGGATTTCGTACTTATTTATAATATGGGATTTTTTTATTCTTCTACAGATGTTTCATTTTCCTCGTATTTATCACATAATTCAGGGACGCATTCCATGCCGAAGTAGTCAAAATTGCAAATCGGACATTCATTCATATGTTCTGGAGATTTCCTTGTACATTTGCATAGAGCGCTGCTAGGAAGACAGTAGATTTTTATACCGGATTGAGTGCGTATGTTCATAGATCGCTTTCCTCTTTTTTGAAAAATTCATGGATAGATGTTTCAGAAATTATACAAGATTTGTTTGTGTGATATGCTTTTAACCATGGAGATTGATTTCGTGTAATTTCCGTTAATTGCGGAGCTGTGTAAGGCGCACAAGCATCAATAATACCGTTGATGAGTAATCTATCTTCATGTGTAATATTGTACGAATCCGTCATATCTACACAAGGAATATGTGCATTTCCAAATGCTCGATATTTATAATAAACATCAGGAACAACTGGCCCAAAAGTCCACGCCTCAATTTTTTCGTTAAAGCATGGGGTATTACGTGCAACCAAAAATTCAGCTTGTACAAAGTATAAAATTTTTTGCAATTTAAGATTGCTTACTATATGATTCTCTTTGGTACAGTACCATATGATGTACTTTGCTACTTCAAATGCCGAATACATAATATAATCACCTCATTTTTCCTTTAAGAATTGAATTAACTATATCACATCATCGTATACAATAGTTTTTTTAGAGAAATGAGTGGAAAGCCTAGGTGCTTTAGTTATGAGTAGAGGTAGACCATAAACAAACAACTACAACACCCCATTGCTGTTACGATAATGTATTGTTGATTTGCTTTCTCGTTTTTTAATTGATCTACTTTGTTGTAAGACATAAGTATGGGGGTGGTATCCCCGAACCAAGTCGCGGTGGATAATGAACAGGTATGGTTTAATATAAATTAAGGTAGTTATTTTTTATTTATACTTATAAGCATTCCGTTATAAATTCCCGCAACATGGGGGGGTTTTACCCGTTTGCTTTAACTACTTCCCATACTCGTTGATAATCAACCCCCCCGATCATTTTACGGTACTCATGAATTTCATACGGCAAACCTTCATCCTTTAGTACAGTGTTAATCTTTTTGCGACTACTTATTAAATGACGATCAATACCTCTCAATCCCAATGCTCGGATGAACGGTTGCCGTTCAGTCATATTTAATAATGGAATCCCTACATAGTCAGCTAGTACAGATTCACGAGTAATGTGAGTTGGTAAGACCGGCTGCTGCATGTCTGTTTGATTAAAGTGATACTTCGCAGCCATTACATCTACCAACCTGCGTTTACTCTCTAAAATTTCTGTAATGGCAGCCATGCGGTACTCATCATATAATACTCTACCCATAATTGGTTGACAGCGTATCGTATCATTGTCCGGATAGACTATCATATTATAATAATCAAGCGATACGCCACCAATATGTATAAGCATTGCCGCAATCCCTCGATCTCTATAAATACGGTAAGCCTCATACCGTTTTTGTATAGTGGTTAATTCTTGCCTCAACTTGCCTTCACTTACATTCTGAACGTAAAATTGAACCTCTTCATCCCCAACTAACCTCTTACGGCCTAAACATTGAATACTTTGTTCAATGTCTGTGAGCATCGTAACTACATACGTTAGTTTGGGATCTACAATGCTAATGCCTACATCTAATACTGTACTGGTAACAATAATATCTATTCCATCCGGAATACGTTTTGTTTCGATCAACATATTAACTAGCTTGTCATCCATTAAACGTGTATAACAAAACTTTGCACTTTTAGAACAAATAAACATAATATTTGAATTTTTATTTGTTTTGTACATTTTATAAAGTTCTTTCGCTTGTTGTAAATCTCGTGAAAAAATTATAATCTTTTTCTTTTCTGATAGAGCTTTACTTATTATATGTGGAATATCATTCAACCTGTAAAATGGACGTAAATATATTCTACTATAATCCATATCTAACGATAAAGTGTAGTAGGGGATAGAGGCTTCATTGTGCAACTGCTGTAAATGTGGCACTAACCCCGCTGGCGTTGCACTCATAAAAAATCTACGAACAGAGAGTTTCATTATATCCTCTACGATATCGTATGTACGGTAAGCCTTTGGTAATGGTGCATCCATTACAATGTGTTGAAACTCATCACATACGATTAAACCGTACTTAGAGAAATCTAATGTCTCACCTCGTGATTTCAAAAACTCGTAAGCCTGATAGCTAAGAACCGATATACGATCCGAACTGTCAGCTTGTGTAATGTCGTACTGCATCTGCTCCTTTGTTCGTATACGGTTCTCTAATATCAGCACCCTCGTTTGCAGCCTTTCAGCTACCTCGTATAGTGTAGTAGATGCAAAGTGACTTTTTCCCCCTCCTGTGCCTACCAGTAAAAAGAGAGAACTGTTCTCTGGCATAGAGAGTATGCTCTCGACGGAGAGTATCATCGAAACTTTAGTGGTACGAGCATTCAGATTCGCCGGAAGAGAGCCGTCGTTAAGTTGACTTATATTTTGTAATGGTAATATCTTTACCATCTCCTCGCAGGTTTTGATGTTAATTATAACATAATATTTGCAGGTTTACAAGTAAGTAAAATTAAAAACATTTTATATCTCATAAAAGAGGGAGGGGTTTTATTGTAAATGTTTCCAGTAACGATAAGGAAAAAGAACTTGGAACTTAAAAAATTGTTCGCTGAAATGTTAAAAAGGGTGTAGTTTTTAGATTTTTTGAAAAAGTTTGGTGGAAAATTTTACGGATTTACTGAAAAATTTTTAGATTTTTGTGGGAAATTGTTAGAAAAAAGTAAAAAATTTTGTGTGAAATTTTAAGAAAATAGAGTGAAAATGTTTGTAAAAGTACAAAAAATGGTTTGTTTTTTATGGTTTTTTGAGATTAGATGGATGAAAAGTTTGAATAGATTAAATTATGAACTAGCCGGAATGAGAAGTAAATTATGCGTATATAGTTGTAAATTATGCCCCTATTGATATAAAATCGCCGTTTTAGTGGCTGAAAAGTTCAAAAAAACCCTTTTTCTCAAAATTCTGTCCCCATGCAAAATTTTTCGTTTTGGTCAAATTTTACAAATACAGCCGTTTTCCTGTATTATTATTGCAACATTTTCACTAAAAAGTTAGCGGCTGCTTACTCTATAAAACATTATCTAAACATTAAAAAAAGTACAAAAAACAATACATTTTCCTTTATTTTTACATTCTAAACACAAAAAAAGTACAATATTTTCTGTTTTATCATGCAAATAACACTTGAAATATGTATTATATGATACAATTCCTTTTCGTATTGTGCTGTCCATCAGCCCGTTTTTGTGCCTGGCTGCCGACTTCCTCCCGCCTGCCGTTCCCGCCTGAAAAACGCTATTCTTTAATACTTTAATGTATGTTACTATTAACTGTATACTTTGTATCTTCCTAACATACTACATACATATTATATACTAACTATACAATGTATATTTGTATCAAATTGTACACTATACATTGTATATCATAATAATATAACACTATACTATTTAACTAACAATATGTGATAATATTCTATTTATGCTTGAAAATATAAAATATTTCACAATACAAACCATTAAAAATCAATAACATTTTTACTAGCAAAACCGCACAAATATTTTTAATCGTTCATGTTTTGCTAACAATTCTTTCTTTATTAGCAATTTAATTCTACTTGCATTTTATCCCTACTTGCTAACTAAATCCGTGTTAACACTTGCTAACTTCTATACTAAAATGCTTGTACTTTCCCGGATGCAATATAGCAAAAAAATAGCCTTTATAGCTTTTTGCGTTATAGTCAATTTGCTATCGTTTTTTATGCTTTAATAAGCATTCCGTAAACGGGCATCCGACGCGCGGTAAACCGCGTTGCTTAATCGCATATTGATATACTTTTTCGTTGCTATATAATGTACCCGTTCATTATAGCATAAAAAATCAAATATTTCTACTGCCGTTCTGCGCGCTGTCTGTCGCGCTGCGCGTTGCTCTGCGCGCTGGCGGCACTGTCTGTCTGTCGCGCTGCGCGTTGCTCTGCGCGCTGGCGGCACTGTCTGTCTGTCGCGCTGCGCG